GTTTCTCCCACCAGTGTAGGATCAATTATAAAATCCTGTAAATATATGGATAAAGTTAATCCATTTTTAATTCCCAAAGTTAACTGCAAGAATGTGTCACAGTTAGCTTTCAATGGAAGGATTTCTCCTGGGAAGAGTTCAGGATCAGTTGGTAATCTCATGTATGATGGTGACAGAAAGAAAAGTGACTATCTATTTGAGACTTCTTATTCAGCTGCTAACATAGCAAGTAGGCTTGATAAGAAGCAAATGCTTTATGACACTTCTATCTATAAATCAGGTGGTAGGAATAAACCATCTAGGGGAAAACCCATAGGTAGCGAGATATCCTCAAGGGCTGTATGGATGGCAAGTGCAGTACCTGAGATATTATTTGACTATATCAATAGAGTCTGGATTGATTTTTTTAGATATAGCGATGTCACACACGGCTTGTACTTAGGTAAGAACTTGTACGGTGGTTATGCTGATAAGGTAGCAAGTGTCGTCAAAAACGCTGATAGAATGTGCGTTCATGGCGATTACTCTAAGTGGGATAGCACAGTTCACGAACTTTTACTTTGTGTTTCCTTTGGCATATTAAGACAGAGTTTACCTGAAGGTTTAAATTTTGACAGGTTAATTGAGTTCTGTTTTTCAGGACTAATTACTCACCCAGTTAACGCTTTTTCTGGTCTTGTCGTTGGATTTAAAAGAGGCATGCCTTCAGGACATAAATTCACATCTTTAATAAATAGTATTGTCCATAGAGTCCTTTTTAATACTATTTTTTATGGATCATTGAGTAAATCAGATATATGGAGAATTAATAAGACTGGTTTACTAAAGTTGTTACTTTTTTTTCTGGGTGACGACTTTGCAGTTGTATCACTAAATGAATTTAGTGACCGTATTGTAAAAGAATACGGACGGATAGTTTCTCTTAAAGCTAGAGAACTGTTTGGAATGGAATTAGATTCACCTTATTGTGGGAAGTTTGCCCTACCAAACCCAGATTTAGGTGGATTCGAATTCCTTCGTGTTAGATTTACACGAGAACTTCTGCCAACTACTTCAGGTTTAGAGTTGCTTAATAGAGTAATTCTACCTGAATCAGGAAAGACTATTGGTAATGTATCAGGTATGCTTTCATCAATAGGTTATGTGCCTAGACATAAAGATG